ATTAATCTCTTAATAAAAATAATTCTGATTCGATTTCTTTAAGTTTATCGTCATCTTCTTTTGCAATAGCTTCTTCTTTTAATTGCAAAAGTTGAGTAATACGACTTTTACTTAATACAGCCATTTTATTAGCTGCATAATTTAAGTTATCTTCTGGTGTTTTCTTTTCAATCTCAACTGGATCTTTTTTTAGTGCCATATTATTATGTTCTTTTATCTGCTAAATTTTGTAATTGAATAAGTTCTTCTTTAGTTAAACCTGGAGGTAAAATCTCGTGTACATGTTCTCCACTTTGATATCTTCTAATATATTCATTAATATCTTTTATACTCATTTTATCAGAAATATCAGCAACTCGTTGTTGAGCTTTTTCTTTTTCAGCTTTATAAGATAAATTATCTATTGGTTTTTTCTTTTCTTCTTTTTTAGTTAATGCCATTTAATCTCCTGTTATCCAACTTGTGTACCCACATTAGTTACAATACTTTCAGTCACAACATCTGTTCTCATATAATCAGATGAATGAGTACCATAGTCTGTTTTTAATAATTTTAATTTTCTTTGATAATCTCTATCTGCTAATTGAGCATGTTGAGGATCTGATCTTAACATATAAATATAGTACTTTGCTCTATCTACAATCAATGAAGAAAATCTATCAGGTAATCCCATCGTATCACCATGAGCAGATAAATCTGTATGAGTTGTATAGTAATCATAACTAACTGTATACTCGCCTTCACCTGGAATAGGACTTAAAATAAAAGAACTATAGTCAGGTTTTCTTATTACTTTTAAAGGTTTTCCATAAGCACTACTATTATTAACATCATCTGCAACTTTATTAGTTTGTAAATATGTATCATATGTTATAGAAGCTAGTTTAGTTGGTGCAATATCACTTCTTGATACTCTGATATAATCTACATCTAATTGTACTGATGAAGCTTCAACATAAACATAAGATGTCTTTGCTGTAGCCGTAAAAGTTGTATCTAAAATATTACCTTCACCGAAATTAGTTACACCAATTGTTGTATTTAAATTCTGTGTTCCACCTGCAGATGTCCCGACTCTTACGGTTAGTGTTGTTGCTGAACTATTTGGACTAAGAACTCTAACTTGTATTTTATATGTTTTATTTTTTACCGTAGAAATAGATTGATAAGCTGCTGCATTATTTAAGTTTAATCTACCATTTCCACTACTAGTATATGATGGGGAACCATCTCCTGTAGTCCAACCCGTTATATTAGAAGTAAATTCTCCATTTGTAATTAATTCTGTCGGCTTTAAAAAAAAAGACTCAAAATCTACTCTACGCATATCGGATGGAAAATCATATTCTCCATCACCTGTCGTAAGAGCTTGAGTCTTTGTTGTATGTAATAAAGGAAGTTCAGCTCCTTCATTATAAATATCATGTACTGATTTATTAATAAAATCTTTTACAGCCGTTTGAATACCACGACTACTGGAAAAATTAGATGAAGTCATTTCAACTTCATTTAATTCTCTTAAAACTCGATTTGATAATATTAGATAAGTTGTAGCCATTATTTAGTTTCCTTGTTATCGTATTCAAATTGTTCAAAGCGAATGAGTAATCTTTTAATTCGAGATTCTGCATCATCCAATTGTTTTTTTAAATCTTTAATCTGCTCTTTTAAAGCAGTGTTATCAGATTTATACTCTTGAATTATTTCAAGAAGTTGATTTCTTTTCTGATAACTCATTTAGTAAATTCACAATGTGATCTAATTTTTCACTTTGTGAAGAAACTTTATTCTCTAAATTTTGTATCCTTATTTCTTGAGATGAAGGTACAATCTGTGTTCCTGTACTAGCATTAGTTTTTTTAGTTAAATCGTAAGTAGTCATTTTATCTCCTAGTTAATAAGGGTTTTGATTAAGGGGGATATAAATACCCCCCTTAAGTTATATAGTATTATACTGCTGTATCGTGTTGCGTACTTGTGTTTCTATCAGTTTCATCAATACCTGAAATATCACATAGTACAGCCCAAACACGGATTTTACCCGCACTTGAAGCTCCACCAGCGATTAAAGCATCGATTGTATCTGCTGTTTTGATTGTAAGCATTGGTGCTGCATCTGCAACATCTCTAGGTGCATAAGCTGCACCTGTTGCATCATAAGCATCAACGAAAGCATCAGGATCAGAAAATCCTGCTGAACTTCCAGTTACTCCAATATCAATCACTACAGAACTAGAACATGCTGTTAGCACTTCTACGCCTGCTGCCATAATTAATGTTTCTGCAGGAACATCGATGCATTGTAATACATCATTTTGTGCTGCTCCTGAATCTCCATTAACTGCTGATACATCAATTGTATTTTCTACCAAGTAAGGTGTTCTACCATTAGACGGATGTCCAGTAGTACCACCTACACCTGTTACGTTATATGTAGCCATAGTTTCTCTATTATCCTCCTAATTAACCTACTGTTATAACACCTGAGTAAACTGCGTCTGTTCTTAGAATTTTTCTTCCAAAAACATGCAGACCTCTCACGATGTCTGAAAATGAATCAGGGTCTCTGATAAGTTCTGTTTTCGCAATATGGTTTGCAGTCGCAACTCCTGACTGGTGTCCATAAAGGATTGCATACTCATTAGATCCTGCTGATCCGAACGTTTTAGATGCTGCTGCTCCACTTGAAACCGCAATTGCGTTTGTAGAGTAAAGTCTAAACCCAAATAAAGGTCTATCTGTTACCATACCATTTCTCATAGAAGATGCAGAACCATCAGCCATAACTGATTGGTCCATAATCTTTGCACCTGCTTTTCTCAATTGCTTGTAAAAAGCTGGTGGTGCAACTAGCCATCTGTTTTCCTCTGGTACGTCATTACCATCAAGAACTGTCTTAGCAGCTGATATAACATCTGCTAATGTATCTGCCGCAGCATCTCCATCAATTGGCGAAGCATCTGTTCCAGTGTTCGCTGCTGATGTTGAAGCATTGTCATAAATGTATTTTAATACATTATAGTCGTAGTTTCTTTTTAGTGAATAAGCACCTGAAGAAGTTGCAAGAGCTTCCCAATTTACGTGTGATTGTCTTTCTTCGATGTCATCTACTTTAAACGCAAAGTAAGAACCTTGGTCGACAGTAAGTTGTAACTTATCATCTGCCAAAGTTTGTGTGTTTACAGTTTGACCTCGAGCGTAGTCGCTCACAGTAATGGATGGCTCTTTCACGATATTTACCGTGTCGCCAAAATTTTCGATTTCTCCAGCGTAATCAGTGTTAGTAATATCTTCAACAACTGATGCACGTCTGAAAAACTTCTGAACCTTTTGACTATATACTGCTGGTACCCAATTACCTGAAGGTAAATTTTGATAGCCTGCAGCTAGTGACATTGTAGCCATGTGTTGTTAGTCTCCAATTATATAGTTATTATTAAGGTTGGATTCTACCTTCTCTTACAGCTTTATCGATTTCTTCTTCGTACTTCGCATACTCATTGACTGTCATCTTTGCAATGGCAGCATTAGACCATACTTTCTTTGTAGGAGCCTCTGATGCCTCTGCTTTTTTAGTTTTACTAATTGCTTTAGCAGCTTCTTTTTTAGCAGTCTGTTCTTCTTTCTTACTATACTTACCAAGCCCTCGATCCATTTTATATAAATCTAAAGCTCTTCCAGCTAGTGAAGCATTGCTCGTATTTTCATACAACCAATCTTGAATAACAGGATCTTGCTTTGCAGCCCATTCATGAAAATCGTCTTTTGAACGAAGTTCATTAAAATCAGGATGCATTTTTAAAAGTTCTACTTCAGCTTTTTCTTTTGCAATTTGTTCCTGTTGAGCTTGAAGATTTTGGTATTTATCCTCCATCTCTTTTGCTCGTGTATCTGCTTTGTTCATAGCAATGGTTTCAACCATTTCATAAACATCGGGATATTCCTTTCTCCAAGATTCTAAATCTTCCTTGGATTTAGGTGGAATAAATTGTTTTGTTGACTGTTCAAGTTGAGTTCTTAAAGTTCGAACTTCATCTTTATGCTTTCCGAGTGTAGAATCATAGTGTCTTTTCAAATCGTCATAACGTTTCTTAAAGACACGGTCTTCGGCATTCTCAGGGCGTTCAGTTGAAGGAGTTGCCTTACCATCTAAGCTTGCAATTTCTTCTGATGCTTTGGTGTCCTTTTGAACGGTTGCTGTCTCTGCTTTCTCTTTTTGTTCCCTATTAAATTTTGCTAACTCACCTCTAGCAAATGCTTCAGTTTCAGCATCGTCTGTTTCTTCACGAGTCTTACTATAAAGTTTTACTTTTGGTTTCTTAACTAATTTAGGTTTAGGAACTTCAACTTCAGTTTCTTGCGAAACCTTAGTTTCGTTTTCTTTGTTTTCCATTATTTTTTCCTCTTAAGGTTGAGTGCCTTATGGATAAGGGTAGCTCTAAACT